TTTTCCAACTTAAACTTCCCGTCCTTTGTGTATTTTTGTACGTAAAGATTGGTTCAGGTCTACCAAGAAAAGACGTTGGATTCCAACTTGCTCTACTATCTTCACTAAATGATATGTCATATGGTGGGAACCACATAATCCTGCCCCCATTTGGTCCTTTTTCACACACGGGTAAATCGTCATACCTATAACCAGGTTCGCTTGAGGTTCTCCACGCCAAATTCTCCAAAGAGAACATATATTTTTTTACTTTATTATCAACAATATTTGTAGAACCAGGGTTTCTTAAAGGGGCGATATTTAAATTGTACGTATTATCAAATACCGAATTATTAAACTTTCTACCCGTAGTAGTTATACCATCTGTTTTTTGTAAATCAGCGTAAGTTAAATATGGGGTATCCTTTTGGAAAACCCTACAATACTCTCTACCAACCTCAAAACCGCTTTCACCGATAGTTGTACTATTTGTTGTTGAGTCATAATATGCAATAACTTGAGAACCTTTAGTCATTTCTTTATAACCATCATTAAACACCTTTGAGACTTGGTTAATTGCGTTTCCGACGTGTTTAAGTCTTTTAATACCAGCAACGTTATCACCGGCATTTATTAATCTCTGTGTACTATCTAATATTGAACCTCCTTTAAATTCAACATCAATTGATTGATCTTGATTATACTGAGCCTCAATTATATTAAATTCATTGTCTTGTTGGAAGACTTCCGCACCTCTACCTACTTTAAAACCTGCGTTTGGTCTATATTTAGGGGATGTCCATACAAATCTACCCGCAATCCCATCACCATCGTGATACGATCTTGAACCTAATCCGAAGTTAATTTTACCCTCATTCCCTTCATATAATTTACCTAATTCATCAGGTCCATATACCGGTGTTGCTTGTTGTTTACCAAATCTATCAACAGCAACCTCATTTGCCGGTGTATTAATTTGAGATGGTTCAGCATCAACACTACCAACATAATAACCACCACCACCTTCACTTCCATTAAATAAGTTACTGATTGCCGTGGATATTGTCTGTCCTAAATTTTTCTGATATTGAGGTCTATAAAGGTTATAGTCTAAGTTACCAAATAAAACAGATTGTTGTCCATTACCCGTATTTGCTAAAAATACTTCAGATGGGTTTCTATATTTGTTTATTATCGGACCTAAAGCACCACCTGTTAAATTATTTACTACATTTAATCCGTTAGGTACATTACCAATTGGATCATCTTCATTAAAATAATCACCAGGTATAAATGAAACAGGAAAATATGTTCCTGTTAATCTGTTTGCAAATGAAACCGCAGCTAACACAGGATTTTCAGGTACCGTAATTTTCCAATTTTTAATAAAAAATGGTTGTTGTCCTGATGCCAATAAACTAGCACTAAATGGATCTGATAATGTATCAAGATTTATAGAACCAATCGTTAATTGTTGTAATTCAGCGGCAATCCTATCTTCAAAATACCCTTTTAGTTGTGACGCTCCAATTTTTGCCAAATAGGAATCTTGAGATAATAAACCACTAGAACCGTTTGGATTGTCACTTGTTAAAATTTCATACGGACTATATGCCGAAGGGATAAAGATTGATGGGTCCCAATATGGTTGGTAAAACTTGTTTGATGTAATAACATCTGTAATAACAACTAAATCTTTAAACCCATCTTCAGGACCATATTTATTCTGAATATATGCGGCATCAATATAAAATTCATTAATTAAATCTAATACAGTATCATTCGGATCGTAAGGTCCTTTATTTGATTCAACAGGATATGGTGAACCAGGTAAACTATATTTCCCAATGAAACCCCCTTCAGGTCCATATTCATTTAATGGGTATAATTGTTCTGCAAATTGATTTGTTGAGATATATGTGTCAGGGGAATCTATAACATTACTATTTGAAAATGGGGACACTTCATACGTAACATTTCCTGCCGGTGGTGTATAAACACCTTGTACTTGATAAGGTGCTAAATTTCGGGCAATCAATGTGTTTCTAAATGATGATGAAGAAGCAAATGATAATGTACTTTCTGACATATAAATTCTTTACCTAATAAATACCCAAAATATATTTTTTTTTAGACGTTTTTATGTTAAACCTGTATTCACTTTACCTGCCGCCGCTACAATTGTATACGCATTTTGGGCGTTAGTTGCCCAATCTTTCATAATTGTCGTAACCTCAGTACTTGTCATATTTTGTGGGACGTTTTTAAAATCAAAAATGTGATTAAGGGTTATTGATTCGGGTATGCTTGGTGTTGATGGGGTGGATGTGGTTGTTGTTAAATTACTACCCAATAAATTAGACACTTCAGTAATTCCTGCAGACGCACTTGATGAAACAGTATTTACGATTGACTTTGCTCCTGGTGTAATATATTCAATAACACTATCCCACCCATCTTTTATATACTGAACGGCATCGGAACCTAATAAGTCATTAGCCCACTTTCCTAAATCTTCCGCCATTGCACTTAAATCAACACCCATAGATTTTAAAAGTTTATTTATTTCGTCAGGTGTTTGTCTAACATCTTTAACCGTGCCAACTTTTTCTTGTACTGCACTTGTACCTTCTCTGGCAAGTTTTAAACCTCCTTTATATAACCCTTGGATTTGTGTTGTTGTTGCAAAACCTTGCTGTAATGTTGTAACCAATTCGTCAATTGTCGCATTTGTTTTTTTCTGTTCACTTAATTGATCAAAAGCAATAGTTTCCATAGTGGCACCTCTCAACTCTTGTTCCTCTTTCATCGCCTTGATTTGATCGGTGGTAAGGTTACTAGCCATAACAGTGTCATACTCGCCAGTAAATTCACCCTTTTCATCTTTTAAAGCGACTTTAACTATTGACTCACCTTTTTCATTGATTTTTGACATTGTAGCGATAAATTCTCTATCCTCTTCTTTTACATCAGGTGAAAACTTAATCTGTTTTAGTTTGGAATCAAAATTTGCCGCGTTCAATGCCATTTTTTGGAATTCTCCTCCTGTCATCCCTAATTCCTTCCCAATTTCCGCCATCTGTCTTTTTGCACCAGGCAATATTTCAAAACTACCCGTTTCTTCGTTGAACCTTGTGAATTGTTTTGTCATTCCAACAATTTGATTCTGAAGTTCAGCAGGATCGTTTTGAGCTAAATCCATTAATCTTAACGGATCCAACATTTCACTCGTTTGGACACCTAATCTTTGTAAACTAGCTGCCAATTCAATCGCACCTTCAGGGTTAAATACTTGGTCAACAACACTAAACACTTTCTCCATATCAATACCTAATCTAGATGCTTGTACCGACATTTTTGCTAACCCTTCTACACCTCCTTGGAAATTATACAGATTCATTTTATCCATATTCTTCACAACACCTGCGGAAACACTACTAACTGTAACTCCCGCCTTATTCGCAATTTGAGTAACATCTAACATTGTTTCACCAACACTATCAATACTCATCCCCACACCTCTAAATGCTTCCGCTAATTCTTTAGTTGAAACACCAGTGACTTTTGTAGTGGCACCTAATTCAGTAATGTTTTCATCGCTCAACATTATATTGGTGTTAAATGTCCCAATAATATCCTCGTATATTTTTGCAACATCAGTTGCTTCCATACCCATACCAACAACTTTTGGTATTGTTTCTGAAATTAAGTTTGTAAGTCCAATACTTCTTTGACTACCAACACCAAGTGCTTTAACTAAATTTGCTGATTCAGTATCTAATTGTCTTGTTGCATTTAAAACCGCCTCAAAACCTACTTTTGAACTCACTAAAGATAAGGCACGTTGCAAAAAATTACCTTGTCCTGATATTAGGTCCTTTAATTCAGTAAAAACATCTGCACTTTTATACGCGGTGGTAGATTCAACTTCTTTTTCTGGTGCGCTACCGTCTACAAGTCTTAACATATTTTTATTTTATAAATATTATTTAGAACTGTTTTTTAGTATTTCAACCTCCTTGTCAATTAGATACCTTCTCACATATGTGGGCATAGATAAAAAGTCAGAATAAGAACTCCTGAATCTTTTTACCATAAAATGAAATTCGTCCAATAAATTTTTAGAATAATCAGAAGAAAGGCCGAAAAAATTCAACCCCAAAGGCAATCTCAACGGACACCTTTTCTCCTGACGGGGCTACAACTTGTTTTGTTAAATCCAATCTTGGTTCGTTTTCGGCGATTACCTTTTTAATATGTTTTGAGTCCATTATTGGCATCGTCTCAATAAATTTTGTAATATCACCTCTATCTGAATTACCATCAATGCTTACAATCATTTTATTTAATCTAATTGTTTGTGTTGGTGGTATTCTACCCGCAGGATATTGATTAATCATTTCCTCAACCTCCATTAAATCACGAATGGTTAAGAATTTGAGTTTTACAAGATTACCACTTCTTGGTAGTGTGGTTGATATATTACCATTTTCATCTGGCGTTACATCAGTCTTTTTAATATTTATTTCATCCAACATTATTGTTGCAGGAAATGGTTTTCCATCTATCGGATCTTTAACGGATACGGTATATTCAGGACCAAAAGAGGTATTTCTTAAAAACAACATAAGAGCTTCAACATCACCGTCCAACATATCTTCAGGTCTTAAATCGGGTTCATACACTTTATTTCTTAATAAAGGTAAAACGATTGATTCCCTTATTGATTTGTTGGGATTAATGTTTGCGATAATGTTTTCATCAGCGGCAGTTAAATAACCAACCTTAACACTTTTCTTTTTTGATTTATAATAAATTCCACCTGAAGGTAGTTTTACCACGTCGTGTGGTAAATTAAAATCCATTTGCCCATATTGTGTTGCATTGTCTTCCATATACTTTTTGTTTTAAAAATAGTTGTAATAAATTTATTGTAAAGTTAATTCTTTCTTTAGTTCTGATATAACCCACTCCGGTCGTTCTTTAATGTCTTTTTCCCAATAACGAAGTAATTTTATGTTGTGATTACGACACCAAGTATTTTTTCTTTTATCATTAGATATGTTTTTTTTCTGAATTTCATATTCAGGTACCGAATATACCGTACTTGGGTTACAATGATAAAAATCCCCATCAACCTCAATGATAATCTTTTTTGATGGGAAATAAAAATCAAAAAAAGTTTTAATGTTTGAAACTAAATGATTGTGAATAAAATCAATATCTTCAACTAAACCAATTGATTTTAATATTTCTATAAAAACCGTTTCAAGTTTAGACGTTTTTACCTTTGAATTTTCTCTCATCCACTTCAACCTTCTTTTGGATAACTCTTCTTTTAATTTAGGGTTATTCTTATACCTGTTTTTTTGGGTTTCCGATAAACGTTTTTTTGATTCCTCTGTTTTAGGGATACCTTTTAATTTTTTTGATATTTTTTTTCCTCTTTCTTTATTGTTACGAAGTTTTTCCTTTATCCCCTCTATTTTTTTTATTGTCTCCGGTGTTTTATCTTCCCACCAACCTTTATATTTACCTTCTTTCCAATTTTTCTTTTGTGTTTCAATTGCCTTTTGATGAGTTTCAGGATTTTTGTGAAAGTTATTTTTACCTTTAACTCTATTATGGTGACTCCTTATAAATCTTGAAAATCCTTTTGAAATTGAAATGAATTGTGGTTTACCTCCACATCCACACTCACATTTAGGTTGTTTACCTTTTAAAATATATGTCGTATATACCTCATCGGCAGAAATATTATGTTTTTGAACGGAGTGTGATCGTAGTCCGTTTATTGAATCAAACTTGATTTGACATATATTACAAATAAAAATTCCCATACATATAAATATATGGGAATTAAACAATATTGTAAATGGATAGATATATTCTAGTAAACGAGGATGCAACGATCCATACGAAGTGTTGCTGAAATGTCAGCAATTGCATCTTGTGAATAAGAAAGTGAGCCAAAGTTTACATCAGTCATAAATGTACCCTCCAAAATCCACTTCTCAACAACAACACCTGTTGGGTCTAACATTTCAATATCCACATTTTTCTTGTAACCAGCAGCATAACCCATACGTCCTGTAACAGATTCAGCACATAAACGAACCCACTCCATTAATGCTTGAGATGCAGATGGTCCGATAGGGTCACGGAATTTAACCGTAATTGGATCCCAGTTGAATCGTCCTGCAACAAACGTTGAAGTATTTAAAAATTGTATTTCAGTTGAGCCGATTTTAATTGATGGTCGGGATGCGCTTTCCACGAACCATTCGTTAATCCCCAAAGAAGATGGGAATCTCAATATAAATCGGTTCTGTCTTTTCGGTTCATACGGAACTGGCATTTTCATTAACAAATCAGCCATAATTTTTTAGTTTTAAATTTTGTGTTTATTTTTATTATAAATATATCGTTGTAAAATTTTTTCTCTTTACTTTGATTTAATTTTCGTTACAATCCTATTAACTAGGTGCTCCATCATATATTTTTCATCTCCTTTTGTATGATAAGTTCTTAATATATTATCATCCTTTTTTTCAAAATGTTTTTTCATTGATTCTATATTTCTTATATCGTCATCTGAAAAACCAACCATCGGGGTTGTAGGTACAAAATTGTTACTTACATCATTTACAAATTGATATTCTTTTTTCTGTAATCTAAGAGATAATCTTTTTACATAACTTACAAACTCTTCCATTGCTTTGATTTTACCTTCCTCTGGATTTGTAGCGGAACCTTCACCATATGAAACAGGATAAAACTTACATCTATCTAAATAATCTTTAATTAACCAGTTTTCATCTTCCACAGGTTTTAACCCCATTCTTTTTCGGTATTCTTTAAGTGAGTCAACAAGTTGTCTTTTATCTAATCCACCTCTACCCATCATAATTAACTTGTACACCCCTTTTTTAAGGGTGTTAGGGTGATGTCCCCTTGCTGTGATGATTGAAAATATTGAACCATTATTGATTGCTTCCACAAAATCTGTCCAAGGACCTCTAACTAACGGAGCATTTTCAATATCCCTCATAAACTTTTGATCACCTTCCGTTCTAAAAAACCTAAAAGGATCTTCAGCAAAACCAACAACCGTTTCACCATTATACTCAAAAGGTTTTTTTCCAATATCTGTTCTGTATTCTGCAAAATCTTCAGTGGACATTCCTACTTCATTTCCGTCTTCGTCTTTTAATATTATTTCAGTTGGCATTTTCATTAAGTTATCATCCCAATCAAATGCATAATATTTGAGACCGTACTTTTTGTCCTCAATTTCATTAACCATTTCGGTCATTATTTTTCTTACAAGTATTCTATGATTCATATTAATAAATATTAGGATAAATAAAAAAGGGAGAACTTGTCTCCCTTTCTTTTAATTAAATAGTCATTAGATATTTTCAAACGACGCTCCTGTTGGAGTAATGTAGAATGTAATATCAATGAATTCAAGTGAACGAGTAGGTTTGATATAAATCTTACCTGTCATTTGATTTCTGTCTAAGTCAGCAGTATCTGAAGAAACTGTTACTCGGAAATCGTAAAGACCTCTATCCCTTCTGATTGAATCCAAAATTGGGTTCACGGCATTTAGGAAGTCTTGTCTTACTTGTTCATCGTTCTGATCGAATAGTAATCTCACAGAAACCGCTGAAATCAATTTACGAGCTTGTAATAACAATCTTCTTACGTTGATTCTGTCAAGTGCAGATTCTCTAACTTGTAGAGTTTTGTTACCCCAAATTACTGTACCAACATCAGAGAAAGTTGCAATTGGGTTAACTCTACCAACATATAAAGTATCTCTATCCTCTTGTGTTAACTTTTTACGTGCCTTGATTGAATTAACAATACCACGAGTATAACCTGCCGCGGCGAACCAAGGGAAAGCGATATTATCTGTCAACGCCAAGTTTCTTGTTACCTCAGCAGTTGCCGGAATGTAAATTTGTGTGTTGTTAACAGTATCACGAGTCAATACCCAAGGGTAGTAAGTTGCCGTATAGTTAGAATCAATTCCTGATTCTTCCAAATTATCAACCGCCTCTTGAGGGTATATTAAGTTATCACCATTTGTTGTCGTAGGAACAAACAAGTTGTAGTCCGGTGTTGTTGTAATATACAATGAATCTGCTCTTTCGTTTTCAATCATATCAACAGCATCACCAACTAAATCTGAATTATTAACATAATCAATACCAGGAGTTACAAATACATTGATGTTGACCGCTTCAGGGTTTGAGAAACTTCTAATCCCTAACAAGTAAGCGTAGTAGTCGGTATTTGCCCAACTTCTTGTACCGTCTCCGATTGAAATTTGTTTGAAGGCACCCCATCCTGTTGCAGTTGGGTATCTATCTGTTGCACAAGCCCCATTAAGGAAACCATTTCTACCTAAAACGTATCTATCACTGTTTGTTCTATATTCTCTATAGATATCCCATCCATCAAACCCTCCTTGTACAAACAAAGTGAATTTTCTTGAGAACAATCTATAGTATGGACTTGTCTCATTTGTTGGTTCTGAACTAAATGGTGCGTCCCCGACATAGAATCTTGGTGTACCACTTGTTGAGAACGCACTTCCGATTGTAAGTCCACTTGCCCCTGAATCCATATGGAAACCTCTTGTCTTGTACGACCATTCTCCTCCTTCTAAATCACAAGGTGAGATAGGATTTCTTTTACCAACATATTCAAAGAAGTTAGTGTCATAACCCCAGAAGTTTGACATACCAAGATATGTTCTTCTTACATTATCACCTCCTGTTGTGGTTGAGTTATCACCCCCTGTTGGTAATCCAAATGGTGGGTTATAAATAACTTCACCTGGGAAATCATATTTTGTTTTAAATATTGGGAATGGAGATCTAGCACCTGAGTACTCTCTGAAAGAGAATCCTTCAAAACCACAAGGTAATGAATCAACAGGAGCATCTTCGTTCATCTCAACCATAACATATCTTGAATTTAACTCAAACTCTCCATCCAAAGAACCTATTTTTTTAGCAATAAAGTTATTTTGGCTTGGATCCATTGAACAGTTTGTAAATTTCTCAATCACTGTTGGTGTTGAGTCGGTATCAAAATAATCTCGGATTAGAACTGTAAATGTCTGGTTTGCGAAAGAAATATCTGTAATTGAGATTTTAACTTCAGTGTTAGCATTGTTACCATCTGCAATAGTGTAGAACTTAAATAAGTTAAAAACTTTATTACCTCTTAATTCTGATACTACCCAAGGAGAACTTGGAGATTGGTATCTATCTAAATACCAACCTACTGATGTTGACGATGAGCTTTGAGCCGAATCTAAAGATATTAATTCAGGATTCAAACCTCTAATATAACCTTGTCTGTAAGCATAGTTTAATAATGACTGAAATCTTTCTTCTAAGAATAACGGAACCGTATTTCTTGGTTTACCAAAGTTACTTGTACCGAATACTTTTGTTAAGTACTTAGCATCTGAAGAAGAAAACGAAGTTTCAAAACTAAAGTTTGTTCCATCATAATTTGTTGCATTTACTAAGAATGGAAGATATGGGTTTTTAGTCACACCAGAGTATGCACCTGTCATATCTAAAGAAACATCTGTTATACCTGTAATTTCCCAAGTTGGGTTAGTTCCGTCAACATAATCTGAAATACCTCTTGATCTTAAAGTTGCAACAACTAAATCATCATAATCAGTAAATGAATTACCCGTGTAAAGGAAAATTCTACCAACAACCTCACCCGAATAACAAGTTGTGATTTCTCCAATATTCTGAGTCCCACCACTTGCAAATGTACAAGGATTACAAGGATCATTAATAACAACATTTACCGTAAAATTTTCCGTTATTGTATTGTCTTCAGATGTTAACACATAGGTTAGTGTTCCCGCAGAAAAATTTACTACCGTTGAGTTACTAACTTGAATTACAGAATTAACACTAACTCCTGTTGTACAGGCACTAAATGTTGGTGTAATTGCTGACAAATCACCTGTAAAACCTGATGGTAAACATACATTAATTACGTTTGTATTGTAGTTAATTATACCTGAAGTACCACTTATACTATAATCGTAGAAAGAAGCACAATTACTTGATGTTGTTGTTGCGGTTACTCCTGTATAATAACTATAAAATGAGAATCCTGTGTAATTACCATTTCCTGTATTATCAAATAACGCGTAATACCAAGAATCATTTAGAGGAGATGTTAAATCAGTTGCATCAAAAGAAACTGAAGGTACGTCAAATCTATTAAGACTAGTCCCTGCAGAAAAAGTTGAATTTAAAATGTTAAAATCATCTGTATCTATAGAACCGAAATAATCAATGCTTAATTCTGATGATGGATTATTAGAGGTTATAATATTAAATATTGAACCTGTAATGTTATCATTTAACGATGAAAGACTTCCTGTAAATTGTTGATATGTTTCTGTTAATATTGATTGTATCTCATCAGGGAAATCACTTAAAAATGAAATTGTGCTTTGAGAATCGTCACATCCACTGAAAGGTACTGTGAAGTCTATTGTATTTGCGGAAGTACAAACGAATTCACAATCAACGGTTACTCCACTAGCACAATTAAACCCAACAGTTGTTGGATCTACGTTCGCTACAGTTGTGATAGACCAAGATGGTCCCGCATCATAACCTGACAAACCTAATATTCTTGTTACAAATAATTGATTTGATTGTTGTAAATATGCTTTAGCGATGTAAGCCGCTTCATATTTAGGGATTTGAGTATTCACAAATTTTTCAGCTGAGGTACCCCCAAAGTAATTAGTAAATTCGTCAAAGTTTCGGATGAATATAGGTTCAAAAGCAGGACCTTTAGAAGTTTCACCTGCAATACCTAAAGTTGTAACACCGACACTTTGAGCAACGAAACTTAAGTCTACTTCAGAAGTGTACACACCTGGTGATACAAATACTTTACTGTTAGTTGCCATTTTTGTCTTTTTTAATTTATAGATTTATTTTTATATAAATATTGATGATTTAAGCAAAAACTTTACTTAGTTAAAACTATTTATATATTGGTATGATTTTTTTCTACCTTTTTTCTACCTATGGATAAAGAACCCAAGAAGATAAAAAATTTGAAGATATCAATTGAAGTTCACGATGTCTTGAAGAAGTATTGTGACAAACGTGGTATAAAAATGTATAAATTTTTGGAGAATTTAATTTTAGAAAAATGTAAGGAAAAAAAGGATATTTACGGTGAATGATTATAACAATTCTTGTGTAAATATTATCTTAGCACTATCCGATGATATATCTTTTGTTATTTCTAATGTTAACACATCTTTCGTATTAATTTGTATTTCGGTAACGCTATTACCATAGTAATCACCATTTATATATACATCAAAATTATCCACATTGATAGAATCACCTAATTGTAGGTTAACTGTATAATCAAAAGTGTATACTGATTGAGTAACTCCTGATGGGTAATTTTCTTCGTAAGTTGGTGGTATTATAGGTTCTTCTCTTTTTTGTCGTTTCTTTCTTGTTGTTGTATCGGTTTCATACATCTGAAGAATTCTTGTTATTGCGGGAGATACTTGAAACTCTTCCTCATCAATTAAAAAACCAACCAACGTAAAGTTATATTTTTGTATATAAACTTTTCTTTTTTCTAAATCTAATGTTGATTCATCTGATATATCATCATTAATAATTGGTATGTAATGCCCCTTAATAACTTGGTATGCTTGTCTTGATGAAAATTTCTCTAACACAATTTGGTTAAACTTGTTCAGTTCCCTCATTCTATTACAAACAATTATTACAGTATATTTTATATCAATTGGAACTGGTTGCGGAATTTTATATATGTCCATTCCGTGTCTTTGTCCATCCCAAGTCGGTACTTGCGCATAATAATATTGTCTTCTATTAGGTATGTTATATCTTAATGCAGGATGGGTACCAAATTTTGGTACAGGATCTCTAACCACAGTAATAAAGGGTGGTTCCGCGTTTTTATCTATATTCTGGAAGTTCCAAGTCTCAACAAACTGAGACCAATTTTGTGATGATATTAAAACATCAACCATAGGAACCGTTTTTCCCTCAACAACACACCTTAATTCATCTTTAACAAAATCTAAAAATCCCCTATCCAAGTCTGCATGAAGTAATGACTTCGGTAAATAAGTGCCATCCATCTCAATCATTTCCTTCAACTCCTGTCTTCTTGGGTATAGAGTTTTCGGTTCAACTAAAGGTAAGTATTTCTTTATCTTTTTAGGTAATGGCATAATTACAATCCTTTAAATTCGTTAGGTCCAACATAAGATGCATTTATTGTTCTATAATACGGACGATATCCTGCGTACGTATGTTTGTTATCCGAAACAACACGACCATCATTATTTACGGTATAATATCTAACAACAGTTTCGCTTTCATAGTATCCAATATAATCACCAAAATTAATATCAATATCCAAATCATCTAAAGTTTTCTGATATACAGATATTCTTATATTTCCTGGTTCCATTTGTTCTATTCTTGATGAACCCATCATTTTGTTTTCAGGTGCTGAGACTTGAATAAATGCATTAAATTCTACAGGGGGTAGAAACTTAACACCATCACTTACTGTTTCACCATAAACATCGTCAGTTTTTGTTTTTTGTCTGTCTATTCTATATAATACACAAGTGAAGTTCATATCACCAACCAACCACTCTTCACCCATTGATATATCTAAATTGAAATCACTTTCACCAAAAAACTTTCCTAACCTTGTAATTGGAACTTTATTTTGCATAAAAAGTTGTTTTATTGATAAATATCTAAATATTGATTATTATTATAAAAACAAACTATTTTGGATATTGTATCAAAAACGATAGAACAAAAAGCAATGGACATACTTGATTCATATTCGGGTGCGAATAACTATATATTATCCATTAAATCTAAAAAAGAAAAAAACAAAAAGTTTTACCCAACAAGGGGACAATCAGATTATATAACAAATTACCACGATGTGAAACCAAAGGTTGCAAGAAAGTGGGTTGATTTAGATTCATATTTTGCAAAAAAGTTTGCGGAAGAAAAATATCTACTTGAAGTTCCTGATAAAGTATATGTTGAGAAACTTTTGGTTGAAAAAGAAAAATCATATCATATTTGGGGTAAGTTTTTTGAAAACAGTGAATTGTCGGAATTTTGGGTTCCAAAATCAGCTTTGATAAAAACTCATAACGTTGAAAAGGTTGAGATAGACTATTCAAAGTACGGACATAGACCCCCATTATCACATCAAAAAGAGGCAATAGAAAAATTAGCAGGTTCAAGAAGATTCATTCTTGCTGACGATATGGGACTTGGAAAAACTACGTCAACTATTATTGCGGCATTAGAAACGGGGGCAAAAAAAATTCTAATTATATGTCCCGCATCATTAAAGATAAATTGGGAAAGGGAAATTGCAAATTATTCAGATAGAAGTGTTTTTATTGCTGAAGGGAAGAAGTTTTCAACTGAAACAGATTTTGTGATTATTAACTATGATATTCTGAAAAACTTTTATGATACCAAAGACAAAGAAAATTCATTGTTAACACAATGTAAATTTGATTTAGTTATTTTGGATGAAGCACATATGATATCCAATCCACAAGCACAACGAACCAAAATAATTAATTCATTTGTAAAAAACGTTCATAGGGCGTGGTTATTAACAGGAACACCAATGACATCCCGTCCTATGAATTATTACAATCTTTTACAATTAATTGAAAGTCCCGTCGCTCAAAATTGGATGGCTTATGCAATTCGTTATTGTCAGGGGTATCAATTTAAAGCGGGTAATAGAAAGGTGTGGAACGTTACGGGGGCGTCTAATTTGGAAGAATTAAGAGATAGGACATCAAAACAAATTCTTCGTAGATTAAAAGAAGATGTGTTAGATTTACCCGACAAAATTATCACCCCAATTTATTTGAGACTCAAATCGAAGGATTATGAAGAAATGATGGGGGAGTATTATGATTGGTATGAAAACAAAACAGACGAATCATCTTCACTTACAGTTCAGTTCAGTAAACTAATGAAAGTCAGAAAAATTATTGCAAACGAAAAAATTAAACACACAATAGAGGTTGCCGAAAACATTATAGAACAAGGTAAAAAAGTCATCATCTTTACAAACTTTACTGACACCCTACAAATATTACATCAACATTTCGGTAAACAATCGGTTTATCTTGATGGTAGTTGTACAAAACCACAAAGACAATATGCGGTGGATCAGTTCCAAGATAATGAAAAAATTAAAGTTTTTATCGGTAACTTAAAAGCAGCAGGAGTTGGGTTAACTTTAACATCCGCAGAAGTTGTTATTATGAATGATTTGTCCTTTGTTCCCGCAGAGCATTCCCAAGCGGAGGATAGAGCGTATCGTTACGGACAAAAAAATAACGTTCTTGTTTATTACCCATTGTTTGATAACTCAATTGAAGGTGCTATTTACGATATTCTAAATCGTAAAAAACAAATCATAAATACCGTTATGGGGGACGGTTTGGAAGAAAGTGGTGGAGATACCGTAGAAGAAATCCTTAACTCAATTAACAAAAGAAGATAAAACTTTGATTTAACGGATATTTATCGTTAATGAAAGTAAAAATCCAACATATGAATTGTCCAATGGATAAGGACAGTAGGGAACTTGCGGATGTGTTTATAAAATTTTTACAAAAACATTTTCCATTAAAACATAATGTTAAAATTTTATTTTTAGGTGAAAGAATTGGTGGTATGACTACTGGTAGTCGTAGTAAAGAACACGTTATAAAAATTCTAACAAAAAAAAGAATTAATAGAGATATATTAAGAACTTTGGCTCACGAGTGGGTTCACGAACATCAACACTCTATATTAGGTAGAGAAAGAGGTCCCGACATTGGTGGACAGAATGAAGATGAAGCAAATGCATTTGCGGGGAGATTAATGAAGATGTTTGAAAAAGAACATCCCGAATTAGAATCATTAGTGTATGAAGGATTCAAAAAGATCACAAAAAAAATAGATTTATTATCTGAACAAATTGTTTTAACGGAAAAAGAAAACATCCAAAAAAGTTTCTTAAACGAAATGAAGGAGATTGGTATTGATAAATTACCATATTCATATTCCGCAATTAAAAGATTTGTTGATCCTGAGACAATGAATATTCATTATAACAAACACTATAAAGGTTATGTTAAAAAACTAAATGATGCTTTATCAAAGAAAAAAGGTGAAATGCCTTTAGAAGATATTATTAAATCAATAAGTAAGTTTGATACAAAAGTTAGAAATAATGCCGGTGGAGCCTTTAATCACGCATTGTTTTGGAAAATGCTATCCCCAAAAAAACAAAAACCAAATGGTGTTGTATATGATAAAATTGTTAAACAATATGGTTCGTTTAATAAATTTAAAGAAGAATTTAATCAAGTTTCATTAGACAGATTTGGTTCAGGTTGGGCTTGGTTGATATTAACCAAGACTAATAGACTAAAGATAATGTCAACACCAAATCAAGACAATCCGTTAATGAATGTTGTTGATGGTGGTGGGTATCCATTACTAGGACTTGATTTATGGGAACACGCATATTATTTAAAATACCGTAACAAACGAGATCAATACATTAACAAATTTTGGGATTGTGTAAATTGGGACTTTGTTAATGAACTATTTGATTTAAAAAATAAGTAAAATAGTTTTTTATTCATCAAGATATTTATAATAAAACATTATTATGGCAATAATTCCCGAACCAGAAAGATCTGAATTATATAAAAAGATAAGACACCTATTAGGTGCTCCTTTAAGAGGTGTTGAATTGGAAGATGAACAGATGGACACCCTTCTTGAATTCGCAATTGATGAATATTCTCAAAAAGTTAATGATTGGTTGATTGAATCTCAATGGACAAGTTTGTGGAATTTGAATCTTGAAACTCAATCGTTATCAAGAGCCTTTGTAACAAAAAGTTTAGATTACGAAACAAGATATACATACGCTTACTCAAAAATTGTTGGTTTACAAGCTGGTGGAGAATGGGAACTTAAAAAAGATTATATCCAATTAGTTAAAAATCAACAAATTTATGAAATACCTGCAGGTAGAGAAATCAATGAACTTCTATGGTTTACTCCGGCAACACTAAACAATACAATGTTTGATCCGTGGTCATTTGGTTCATTAGGATATGGTGGAGGTCTTGGTGGTGGAGGAGGTCTTGCACAAATGGGGGGTAATATGGCAGGTTCATATTTTATGATGCCAGCATTTGATATGTTATTGAGAATGCAAGAAATCAACATCCAAAGAAGAATCATAGCAGGTGATTTAACATATAGAATTACCGCACTACCAGGCGGTAAAAAGGCAATACATTTAATGAATACTCCGGGAGGTAAATTTGATTTTGGTAACGGAACAATGACTAGAGGAAAAGTATGGTATTGGTATTATGACACATCTGAAGGAGGTAGGGATGAATGTTTAAAATCAAATCCCGATATAATTAAATTACCATCTGATGTCCCAATTGATAAATTATCTTGGGTTGATTTAAACCACCCAGCACAGGTATGGGTTCGTAATTGGTTCATTGCAAGTTGTAAAGAAACGTTATCAAAAGTTAGAGGAAAATATTCAGGTAATCTTAAAACACCTGATTCTGAATTAACAATGGATTACCAATCATTATCAACTGAAGGTAAAGACGAAAAGACAAAACTAATTGAGGAACTAACAGGTGCTGAAGGTAAATTAACAAGACTAAGACCCGATAAAGTATTAGAGCGAGAAGCATTATTAGCTGAAAATTTGAACAAAAGTTTAAAGTATAGAGCATTCCCAAGACAAATTTATGTGATATGATAAGAGTAGAGAATATTTCACCAAGAAAAAATGTGGTTAAATATCAAACACACATTCCACCTAAACCAACAAATATTGTTGAGGACAAAATTGTAACTACAGAAACCCATCAGATTGATGAGGAAATTTTGGTAATAGTTAAAGATGTTGAGAGTTCTGAAGTAACATTAAATTCTGAAAAAAATAAAACGGTAACCATTAAATCTTTGACTACCGTTTTAATAAAACCTGATGTTGGTTTAATAGATGAAGAATGGGACGAACTTCTTTTAGAAAAAGGTTCTTGTGTACATTTTCATTTTGTTGAGGGTAACTGGTACATACTTTCTAGTGATGGACTTAAGATGTCATAAATCTTTTTCATCAACATATTTTAACATATAAGGATCCGCCTTTCTATACATATGAAAAGGTGTTTCATTTACTCTTTCCCAAAATGTAAGTTCTTCATCCGAGATTTGCATCACGTCTTCTAACTTATCCTGATCATCTTCTTTAAATGGTTGTCCATTTATAAGTTGACATTGTTCCGTCGTAAAGAATCCTCTTTCTTCTGGATTCTTAACCAAAAGATTATTTCTAACTTCCTGTTGAAAAACCACAAGTAAAGGTTCTACTCGTTTATTAAATGTTGCAATCGCTCTTTGGATATTGTATTCTCCTAACATATCGGGGTTGTTTTCAATTTCAGACGGATCCAATCTATAACAATTAAGTTGTATCATTGATGTCATCGATTCATCAGGATATTTCCCATGATCTAAGAAATAATACTTTAATTGTTCGTTTGTCCACCCTTTCTTCAACTTATTAACCTTTTGTACATCCCCGTGTGAAGCTTTAGTTCCGTTATTGACATAATAAATTATATCACCAAGATTAACATTTAAGTTTTCTTTCATTGCCAATTCCATATGGGCTTGTCTTGACATAAGAGCCCCAGCCTTTGTTTTGGTTTTACTTCTTGCAATGTAATCATCAATTGATTGTTTAACTTTTGATTTATTTGCAATCTGCATCAAAGGAATTTTTTGATCAAATATCTTTTGTATATATTCATAATAATATTCTACAAAACCTTTCCCATCACCATCAAGTAACATTTTAATTGCCTTATCCAAGAACAACTCAATATACTTTGGCATTTTTTTAGATTTGATTGAGTTACCTGTAAGTTTGATTTTACCTTTACCTGTAATAAGTGCGTAGTTCTTTCTTGCCAAATTAATACATGCCGGCCATTGTCCGTCAGTATCAAGAGCCATTTCACCCCTCATAGCTAAGTCATTAAATTCCATAACATCAGCCTCCTCACCAATATACTCCTTACCCTCTTTAACTTTCCAATTCAAACCTTTACCGACATATCTTCTTGAATCTACACCATCAGGAACAGAGAAGTTAATACCATCCGTATCCATCACGAGAGGTGTGTATCCTCTATCCATAAAGAAATGAATCATCATACGAAGATATTGTCTACCTGTACAAGTAATCATTTCACCCTTGTCCATATCACCCCAATGGAATACTTGTGGTGCAGATAATGAACCAAAGAATGCGTTGATAAAAATCTTGATTGGTAATTGTTTTCTATCAAATGACAATGACTTTTTCTTATCAATACTTGCATATTCTTCTGCCAAGTTTTTATACATAATACGAGTATTTCTAAAATAGGATAACAATCCTTTCATCGCACCTGTGATATCACATTCAGGAAAAACATCGTGAACCAACTGAATTGATGGGTAGAGTGAAGAGTAGTCAAGTTTTAATACGTTCTTTGAGTACCCTGTTCTAATTAATCGTGATAACCCACCAACAAATCCTCTTTTTTCATTTTTTGCGGGTATTGCAAGTCCGTGTCTATAAGACCATGCTAACATCAACATCTTCCACAATGTTGCGGTACCCATTGTTGAAACTCTCTCATATGTTGTTGGTACCAGTGACGCCAATAGAAAAGTACCTTGATTGAATTCGTCATCCACCAATAGGGTTTCTTCCAAGTCATCATCAAGATATCTCTCAACAATATCATCACCTGTTGTCTTTATATAAATGTCACCTCTTCTGTAACAAACCTCATCAATTTTAGAATCAGAACCAACTTTTTTATAATTACCATTTTGAGTATTTAACCAATAATCTTCTTTTTTCGCATACATCGATCCAATTTTTGTGTGATCAATATAAATCCTGTCTTTGGCTTCAGCATCAATAAACTTTGTAATATATTTAAGTCCCGCTTCTTTGATGTTTGAATTTATTGCTTGTGCTCTACGAACAGAGTGGATTATATCAATAACATTGTAACCCCACATTTGGACTTGGTTATATCTCTCAACTTCGTTTGCCAACTTTAACATTGAATCTTTTTGCGAAATAGGTTTCATCCTGTTTAATGATGTTGGTATCTTTTTTAAATCAATATGTAACGCCTTACAACGTTCAAATATCCAATACCAGTCAAAGTTTGCCGAGTTATACCCACCAATGATTGATGGTTTTATTTCGTCTATAATATTAAAGAACTCCACCAAACCTGCTCGTTCCTCATCTTCATCTTTACACTCAATAACCTTTAGAAAACCTTTGTTAGTTTTCATACCAATCATAAATATCCTACCATCTTTAGGTTCTAAAGCAGTAGTTTCCAAGTCAAATACAAATCTAGTGATATCATTATATTCTTCAAAACCTTTAAATAATCGTTTTTCTTTTGAGATAAGGAACTGTTCTACGGGAGGTAGAATCATTATTTTGTCTTTAGTGTTTTCCCCCCAAGGGTCCAATCCGCCATCTCTAAAAAATTGTATAAGTTCTCTGTAACCTTTAATTGATTTAACAATAAATGTTAAACCCTTTTCTAATCTTTCATTACCGTCAGTGCGAAGTTTTTCAATAACAATCCCATATTTGGACATTGCATCCTTTTGTTGTGTTTTGGAGTTACTATAAAAGTTTAAACCTCTTAAATCACCCACCCAAGCAAATGAAATGAAGTTTTCTTTTTGAATTGATTTACCTTTTACGGGATCTTCTTTTATTTTGTAGATACAATTAGCAGCATAATCGTACTCAATCGCAGTAATAAATTTTTCGGGATCGGTACCTTCCAAGAAGGATTTAATTTCATCAGGACTTATCATTAATAATATATTTAAAATGGTTCATTATCTACCAAACTATGTTGGCATTTACCTTTACACTTAAATATATTATAGAAAAACTATATTGTCAATTGGGGTTATCCACAACAAGGAAAATCTATCACATAACAATCTTGATATGGTAATTCGTCTGCAATGTAACTTTCTTGAACATTTATAAATAATTGTTCTCTTATTGGTAAAATTAAAGTTCCATCATCATTTCTTAATAAGAATTGTCCTTCATATCTACCAACTTTATTTGTGTCTCTTGGTGTAAACCTATAATAGATGTAATACTCTGGTGTTGAGTTCGGTTCAAGTTGAACCTTTTCTACAAACCCCGCAGGTCTTGTTGATATTTTTGGAATTCCTGTTTCGGTATTAACCATAGAAAAGAAAATTGCGGATTCCTCAATCATTGACATAAAATTGTTATAATCACTTCTTCCGTCTTTTACTACTTGTAATTTTAAAACAGGAAGGGTTGCATTTTTTTTAATGTAGAATTCCATCTATAGTTTTTACTATAAATATACGATTACTTTATTTTAACATTCTTTTCTTAATGATGCATCATAATGATCGAACCTATTATGTTCCGTAGGTGTTAATAACAATAACCCAGGTTTCACATTTCCTTTTATCGTTTCTTGATAACATTGACTCATTAAAGTTTGCTCAAACGGATGATGGAATTTTGTTTTTAAATAACAATTATAGTTTCCTTCTTTAGAAAATAAACTAGGCCAATTACATAGATAGATTTCACCGCTAGCATATGGCAATCCTTGATGTGATTTAATATATTTAAATTCTGTATTTGGTGAATTTGGATCTAATCCTTGTTGTGGTAATTTGGGGTTATTTGGCCAATGACTTTGTCTAAAATCCTGTGGGACATTATACCAAGACCATTGTTTATCGTTTGAACCATAAAATTCCGTAAAGTTTAATTTTAAAAAATCAAAGGTTTCTTTTTTAAGAATGGATAGTGATTTAGTAAAAAGTTTTGGTACATATCTATTAAAACCATTTTTACAAGTTTCTTTTTTATCGTAAAAAAACATATCATCCTCAAAAAAATAATAATATCCCAATTCATCTTGTTCATCAAAATGTTCTGCAATAAATTGTCTACCACCAGTAATTCCTATATTATCTTTTTTAATGTGGGTAAATCCATATTCTTCACAAAGTTTTAAGTATTTTGGTGTTGTTGATAAATCAGTTGAGTTATCAAGTACAAATTTTTCAGTTTTGGTAATAAAATCAGAGTCATATTCTAACATTGATTTTATCAATGTCTCAAATTGATTTGGACTATTGAATGTTATAACATATAAACCAACACCATTACCTGATGTGAAAGTTATTTTATTCTTATCCCTTTGTAAGATTACATTATTATTTTTAACATCCTCAAAAAACTTATACATTAAACCATCATAACCTATTTGACAATAATTTATGAAGTTTGGGTATTGGTATAATAATATTGTAAACAAACTTTCTTCCGTACCCATAAACCCCCTATTAAGGGTGTCAATAAGTAACGAATAATATAATGTGTTCATTTGCTCTATTGATTGTTTACTACCACCAAAGAATCCACCTCTTGCAACAACTTTAGGTTCCGTAGTTGTCAAACGTTTCATTTCGTTATAATCAAACCCGTGAACTTCCGTTTCGGCATCATAAGGAAAACAAACAAACAAAAAATCTTCTGTTATATGTTGTATTTTATCTAAAACTTTATCGTGTGTAAAATATCCTGAATGAACGGTGTTTGTTAATCCAGCATCAATCCAATATAATTTATCGGAATTAAATTTATCTAAAAGTCTTGCATCATTAAGTAAAAACATTTTTGACATAACCAAAGGGTTATACATTTCTAATCTTGATTGTGTTGAGTTAGATAACCAACCAACTTGATTAAACCAATTTGGGTTATTTCTTATTGTTTGTATTTTATCGTAGTATTCATTGTTCTTGAACCATTCTGTATTTCTAACAATGAATTGGGTATTTTCTTCGTTTCTCCTTTGAAAAACAAATTCTTTTAACTCTTCGTCACCAAAAATAATTATATTACAATCAACGGAAAGTAATTCCTCAAATTTGTTTAAATAATGTTGGTAAGACCTTGACCACCCTTCATCAAGATTACCTCTACCAATATCCCATAAACCTGTTACTAATGTTATCATTATTCTTTAATTTTACAAACCCATACAACTGAACGAAATTCATCTTCCATATATGGTTTTAGATTATAAGTTAAGCAACTTTCATCAATATCCGAATCTTGTATTTCTAACCAGTTCCATATTTTATTATTAATATTCTCCTCAAAGTAAGTTTGATTTGGTGAATAATCGTGAGCCATAATAATATCACCAGGTTTTAATAAACTTGATAAAATTTTAAATTCATTTTTTTTACTACCTCCATCACATAAAACAATAGTAACACCCTCTGACTGTACGTATGTACTAATATCGTCCAATTCAGTCAATTCACTATATTCGTGATTAAAAATATTTTTAATACGAACATCAATTTTCAACCCATTATCTATGTACGGTTGTAAGTAATGTTTAGAATCAATATCATATGTCCTTATTTCAGTACTGAATGATAAATCATCAAGTATATTTCGTAATAATAAAGTTAACCCCCCAAACGCAGTCCCAATCTCTAAAATACGAGAGGGTTTAGTTTGATTAAATAATTGATTAAAAAATTTCCCAACGTCATAATGTTGTTGTGTTGTTATTCCCTCATATGAAAACCATCCAGTTACTTTTTCATTTTTATCCATAATTAAAATTTTTGTATTAATTTTAGCGAAAAACTTGAGTTATCGTGTACAATGAAAGGATATGTACCAAATTTAGTTTTTAAAGTATTTTCTTTCATTTCATAATAAGAATCATCTAAAAAAGCGGTAGAAAAAAAATATTCACAAGTGTTATCCTTATGTAAGTCCTCACAAGTCAAATCATAAAATTGCCAAACGCCTTGGTCATCCCAAAAGTCAATTGGATTATTTAAACATAATCCTTCTAATCTTTTTAAGATAATTAAAAACTTTTCAGTTTTTGATATTATCAATCCAGAATTTAAAAATTTAAACTCTGACGATTCTAAATTTTTATTCACCCAGTTAGATACAACATTTATGTACGGCCAACAATCTTTTTCCGTTGATACCACAATATCTTTTTTTGACTCAATAAAGTGTTTAAATAGTTCAGTTGAACTTCTTATAAATTTAGTATCGTTATAATCTAAATGTATTAAATACTCATATCTCCCATAGATATTATCCTCAATAAACTTCCGTAATTTAAAAATTTTACCATACACCAAATCTTTGCGTTTACTTATACCCACGTTAGGTATTAGATTAAAATTAAAGGGTCCAAAATAATCTGAAAAATTTATGAAGATATCTTCATTATCTCCATCATAATTAAATTTATTTTTTAATTCTATTGTTGTTGGTTTTGGACATTTATCACAATATAATGTCGTTACTAAAGCACATTTATTCATACTAATTTAAAATGTTCTATAAATTTAGGACTCCCATAATTCCATCCATTATCGTGTATAAAATGTGGGAATCTATTTGTTTTTAAGTTTTTTATTTTTCCATTTATTAAAGAGTAGTTATTTGGTGAATCTAAATAGGTACTTAAAAAATATTCAGTTTCTTTATCTAACACAATTAAATTATTACTATTTAAATAGTAATACGTAAAAACTCCTTGATCACCACCAAAATTTTTATATTCTTTATCAAATATATTATCATTACAATAGTTAAACAACTCAATATACTTTTCTTTTTTCCCAATAGATAATCCAGCATTAAGATAATTTGATTTTTTAACGTCGGACAAATCATATTTATAATTTGGTTCCCAATTAACAACATTTTGTTCATTTGGGTATCTGTGTTTTTCGGAAGAGAAAACAATTTTATCATTTAAATCAAATTCAATATCGTCTAAATTTGATAAACAAACAACATCATTTGTGTCTGAAAAAATAATCAAATCAACATCTAATTTTGTTAGTTCTTCACTCAATAAAAAAATTCTATATAATAAAAACTCATATTGATAACCAAATTTATCATTAAATTGTTTTTCTAATTTTTGATAATTAGTTCTATTAAAATGAATATTATAAAAATTTTTTTTGTCATTACATTTAATAAATGATTTATACAATCTAGTATTTTTAACGTCAGATGTATCATTATAAGACCAAGTCACCGAAATTAATTTAATCATTTTAAATAGGATATTTAATTTGTATGTAATCTTCGTAATTAACTTCTCTATGCCACAAATCACTATATGATGAATATTGTGTTGTTAATGGGTATTTATAACATAGGTGTTTAAAATGTGTTGGTAAGGTGTTTAATGGACTATCAAGATTATAAAAATTATATTTTTCAGGATGTAACACTACATCAATACCATATGGTGATAACGTTAATAGTTCATCTGGTGTGACAGGTTGACAATAAAAATTATTATCATAAAAATTATTTATTATAAATTCACACATATTTCGTTTAATCAAATAAGACTGTGCGTAAGATGTTGATGACACTTGAAAACAGTTATTTTTATATTTAACTATGTTTTTTCTATTTTTACACCCCAACCAAAATAAATCCCAGTCTGTATTATTTATGTCCTGAAAAATTTTTTCACCATCTTTCTTTAAAACATCCAAAAATAAACAATCATCCTCCAAAATTAACAATGTATCAAAGTCACTATCAAGTAATTTTTTCATCAACATTAAATGACTTCGTTTACAATTTAATGTATTCGCATCATATTCATCAAATGCGGAAAACCTCTCAACACCAGAAATGTTAAATTCGTTTAATTGAGATTCAATTTTTTCTTTACGATCTTTTCTTTTATCTAAATTAATATAGAATCCAGTATCGGCAATTTTAATATTATTAAATTTTATCATAAATTACCAGTTAATCTTTCCATCCACCCTTTAGACACCGAATGGGGCCAAACAACCCAATACTTTGGTTTTTCGTCCGTGTTAAATTCCCTCCATATTTTACAATACCCATCAGGATCATTCATCATTCTATTTATTTCATTAATATCCGCATCTTGTCTATGTAATGTTTCATCCTTTTCATTATGAAATGCAACAACCCAAAAATCATAATCAGGTTCTTTAACAAAATCAAAAGATACATCAATACAATGTTTAAAGACTTGTGTAAAACTTTTTAACCATTCATCTTCATTATTATATTCGTATGGGTTTGGTGGATAATTTTTATCTATTGTATATTTTTGTACTGATCTTTTTGAAAATAAAATTCCCGAATATTTCTCATAATCCCTGATTGTTCTTTCAGAACCAAAACCATACTTACCTAAATCACCTTCATATGATTCTCCATCAATACCAAGTATCTGTCTATTTTTTCTATGACAAGATTCGTTTTTTTTATACCACTCCTTATCATCGTCCCATTGTTTGGTTCTACCCTTTCTTGTGTATTCGTGCCAAATAACAACTTTGTGTGGGTGAAACAAATCATATCCGTGTGTATAAGCTCTTACGGCAATTGATATTTCTTCACCGTGGAAGTAATATTCAGGATCGTGCTGAACTTCCTTTGAAAACTCCCCTAATGTGAACGCGAAGTGTGCAGAATAAAATCTTGCAGGAATTGGTTTTTTATAATCTTTCCAATTTGGGATTACTTCAGGTAAAAAGAAAACGACTCCTTCGGGTGTAAATCTATCAAACGCCATACGCCAAGGTTCCGTAACTCTACCTTGTGGATCGTTCTCAGGATCGAAAGATGAAACATAACCTGTTAACAATGGTTTTTTATAACCATCTTTCTGTAACCCTTTAATCATTTTGATTAATGTGTCGTCCCAATTTTGTTCAAATCTCATATGGGAATCTAATTGTAAGGTGTATTTTTCACCCCTATACAATTGTTGGACTTGGTTTCTTGCCCAACATACTCCTGTTGATTCTTGATAAGGAACATTCAGAATCCTAAATCTATCATCGTTTTCATATTCTGATAAATTATCAAAACCGTCTTCAGGATGAAATTGTCTACAAATACCAAATCTTAAGTTTTCAGGTTTTTTCGCTTTGTTAATACAATCTTTAATTGTGGGTATAAGTTGTGGGTCACGATAGGATGCAATCTGAATAAAAATTTTCATTTTTTATTTTAAAGATAAAAATAAAAA